AAGCTTTTTTCAAACCTTTAATTACTTTTTTCATTTTAGTTTTGTTTTTTCTAGTTAAAGCCATTAGCACTTCCACCTTCTACGAGCTTGCCTGATCCGAGAGTTAGGATCATTCCTAGTTTTGGCAGAGCTTCTTTTCAACTGACCAGCAGACCTCGCGCAGTAACTCTTTCTGCGTTTTGCGGCCTTACTTCCCTTTTTAACTTTTCCTGTAACAGCAGTTTTGAGTTTGGAGCCAGGATTGGCTTTACGATACGCGGCAACACCTTTCTTCGTCATCCCAGCACCTTTGCTGGTCTTACGATAGTTCGCACCCTTACCTGTTGTAGTGCGACGAATAGGTTTTTCGCGTTTTCTAGCCATTTTGTTTCACGTGAAACATCACTGTTTCTCACTGTATAAGTTATCAAATGTCACTGACGGATCCATGTAACTACCGTCTGATTCTGCGCTGTGTGTCCACTGACTCGGTTTAAAGTCAGGGGCTCCTTCTCCTGTCTCCCACAATGCGGGACTTGTTGCTCTAACTCGGTTATTAGGTAGAGCTATAATATTACCTGTCCATTTTCCAGCATCTGTAAGTTCAATTACATGACTTTGTTTATGCTGTGCAGGATCATCCGAAATAGAAGATCCTGTATAATCAACAGTAAACATATACTTACCCGTATAAAACTCCCCGTCAATCTTACAAACCCAAGGACTCGAACTAGTCCTATCATACCGTATGACGGAATGATCCCTGGAGCTACAATCCCAGGGTTGAGCGTGATGGGTAACCATTCTTTCTGGCCATTCCTCCAATGGACTGTCTGCTATAAGAGCCGTAATTGGCATTCTGGCCCACATAGCACCTCCGTGAACATTCTCTTCCTCTGTATCGTCACTTTCACAGCCCGTAAAAATAAGCTGAAAACTTAAACAGCGATCTGGAATAGTATTTACCGAGATAGCCATCGCGTGAAGATACTCCCCATGATACTTTTCATGGTTGTATGTAAATTCTTTTCGCACCCAGCAATGAAAATGCGGGATGTTGCTTTGAAGATATGGCATTACTTGCTGCGTCGAACCCCACCACGAGCATAGCCCTTCTTCCGCATACCGGCTCCGCCTTTAGCGTAGCCTTTTTTCTTTTTCATAGCGGCACCGCCGCCCATCATTTTCTTGCGAGTACCGCCTTTTGTCTTACGTTTTGCCATCTTTTTTCTCCTTGTTCCGGTTAGTTGTCGAGGCATTTGTGATCTGGATATTGCCATTAAAAAACCTTAGTCTTAGACTTTCCGCCATCCATAGAAGACATATACTTAACTAAATTTTCCGCCAATATAGGATCAGTTTTCAGTTCTCCTGCTAATTTAGCAGCAACTATTCCGTCAGCCGTTGAAAGATCAGCAGCTTTTACTTTAGGCGCTCCGCGTCTCGTCAAGTGAACTTTGGGTAGTCTTCTTCTAGCCATCAGAATACCCTCGTTTTACTGGCCATACCGCCATCGTTGCGTTCAAGTAGTTTTTTAATGTCGTCCACATCTTCTGGAAAGTCTCTGCTAGGTACAAATTCCAAGGTTTCTGTGCCGAACCCTGTATTATCTTTTATAGTATACCCGATGCCTCCGGGCTTGGGTTTTTTTACAAAGGGTCCCCTTTCTTCCTTCGTATAGGGAAGACCTGTTTTTGGGTTTATAGAATACCTATATTCCAGCGTCTTTCGTTTAGGCGCTTTCTTTTTCTGGGCCTCTAGAGTGCTTCCCATCACAATTTACTCCCTTTTCGAGCCTGTTGCTCCATACGCTCTCGATTAACCTCGGCACGCAATAAGGCAATATCTTCCTGAGAGTCGATCTTGTCTTTTACAAGATCCTGTCGTTCCTCTTCCTTACGTTCCTCAAAGTTCTGCTTAACAGCAAACTCTTCCGCCTTGCGCTGAACATCAGCCGCCTTGATATCAAGTTCCTTGGAACGAAGCTGAACAAGAGGATCAACCTCACCCTCTGGCGGAGGCATCAGAGCCGTCATTACCTCTTCCGTGTATTGTGCAATAAGTTCTGCGACACGTGCTTCCATGTCCACTTGCGGAGGCTGCTGGCCAAGTTGAGCGGCCTGTTCCATAGCCATACGCATTTCTGCGTCAGCTACACCTCGCGCTTTGAAAGCAACGTGTTCACAGAGATGAGCCTGAAGCAACGCAAACACAGGCGGAGAAGACGCAGGGATTGGTGTCTTCATAAAGATTATGTGCGCTGTGATATGTGCGTCATGATCCTGAGTCGGGAATGCTTGCAAGGTTTCCTGAATAATTGACTTAGCATTCTCAATTGCCGGATCCGTAGGCTGTTGCGGTTGGGGGGTCGGCAGTAAAGCTTCAATGTTATGCACCCCTATAGCCTCATAAATACGGCGATAGGCTTCATACAGATTATGCATCTGTGGGTTGCTCTGGGCGAGTTGAAGCTGGGTCTGTGCTAACGCAAGACGCTGAGACATCGAAAAGATATTCGGATCAGAAACGGGAATTACGTCAACCCGCTCGTCAAAATCCATCTGTTTGATGCTTGCTTCCGCTCCATACACATTATAGGGGTACATCGGAGGGAGTGATTCAGCGAACACACGACTCAGCATCCTAAACTCTTGTTTCTGTGCATAATGCAGTCTTTTGTGTATGGCTGACATCACCTTTGAGCCGCGTTCCAAAAGCGCGACTGTTGTTCCTACTGCGGCCTGTTGATTTCCGTCTCCAACCTGCATATCAGCAATAGCCGCGAACCTTCGACCAGCATCCACTACAAAACCAAGAAGAGCCATCAAGGTTTGGCTGGGCTCCTTATAGGGAAGAGGCAGAATACTTTCCCGCAAAGCACCACCAGGGACATCAATATCACGGAACTCACCAGGAGCGAGAGGCTCATCAGCATCACGAATACGAATACCACGAGCTTTAAAGCCAGCGGGAAGATTAGCAAGTGTCCCAGCATCTATCAGTTGCCTTAAAATAGAAGTTGCTGAACGACCTAGACCACCAATCATGTGGAGAAGACCGAAACCATAAAAACCAAGACCTGGTAAAAACTTGTAATGAGAAAAGTATTGGGTCTTTCGGTAATACTCGTCACCATCACGCCAGTTACGACGAACGGAAAGAACTTTTGAACTTCCTTCGTCTATTGTAACTATGTAAGGAAGCTTGATACCTGTGCGTTCACCATCTATGGGGTTAACGTGTTCAAAACCCGGAAGGTCTAAGTCGGTATGAACTTCGAGAATTGTGCAATCCTGATCATCAGCACCTGTCTTCTCTACGCCCATCAAGCTGCGTTCTTTCTCTCTTAATTCATCGTCCGAATCATAAGGAGAAAGTTCAATGTCTCGATAAAAGCCAGCCGCCTGAAATTTACGAACATCATTCGTGTTCATTCGGATCAGGTGTGTAATGCGAGAAGCAGAACTTAAATCAGTGGCATTATAAGGAACATAAAGATCATCTGCGGGGACAAATCGAGAGACGGCCCGATCCAAAATATCATCAAAGTAAACTTTCTTGAAAGCACTTCCCGCTAGCGGAAGATAGAACAGCAAACGATCCATCTCTGGATCATACTCATCCATGACATGAGTTATCTGGTAGTTCATAAATTCCTGAACGCGACGAGCCTGCATTTCAACTTCAGGTGTCGCTGCACCGACAACCTGAGTACGAACCGGGCCAGAGCTAGGAAGAAGTTCTTTATAAGCTTGAGCTTGAAATTGAGTAACCGCTTCCGCAATAAGAGGATGCGTTACACCACTGGATCCTCGAAAAGGTTCCTCACGATTTTCATATTTGATGCCCAGAAGTTCGAGACCTTCTGTGTAAGCGTCTTCCCAATCCTGGCGTCCGCTTTTGTCGTCTTCGTAATAACCAATAAGTTCTGAGGCAATCTCCATCAGAACTCTTTCGTCCATAATTTCAGCTAGGTTTGCATCTGGTTCGGCCTGAAGTTCTTCCGTAATCATTTCCTCAAAATTCAAAATAACGGAACCATCTTCTTCTTCCGTCATTTCTGTGGGTTCTTCAATCTCTTCTACTTCAATCTCCTCTTCCATACCCCCTATGGGCATACCTTGAGCAGGCATTGAAGTATCAATCAAAGAAATAGGTTCCCTAGCCATTATTTACTCACTTTCTTAAACTTTTCAAAAGTACGGAGGCCGCCAAGACCGAGCATCCCCATAAGTACGGGCATCATTTGAGACATATCAAGCGCAGGCAAATCAATAAGATGACCCGTCTGAGCTAATATAAACTGTAAAATTGGAGTAGCAACGTAGGTCCATGCAAGCGCAATCCCGCAGGACCAACCGATAAAGGGCCGCCAGCCAGCCACGAAGATGGAACGGTGGGCCGCTTCCTGTTTATTGATGTCTAATTGGGCTAAATCTATCTTAGCGAGGTGTATTGCAAGCTGTTTTTCAATTTCGCGTTCAGCTTTGGCCCGAGCTTCTTTGTCTTCAGGCAAAAACCTTCCCACAACGTCTGTGACGGTAGGTAAGAGAGCCGAAATCAAAGAAGCAATCATTTTAAATCCTTTTATTAAACAAAATTACCACAAAAACAAAAAATTACAATGTCAAGTCTTGTTTTCGAGCCTTTCAATCCTTTTTTCCAGGGTTCTGACGATGTGAAACAGCCTTTCTTGGCGTTCATCCGTCCGAGCCATGAACTCTGCCGACTCTTTTGTGGCCTGACTTAGCTTTTCGGGCTGTAAAATACCCGTTACTACGGTCAGTTTGTTTTCAACAACAGTTAAACGTGTCAAAATAGAGTCAGAACGGTCTGATTCTACCTTAACGGACTCTTCCAGACGGCCAACATCGGAAATTATCGCCTTCAATTGATTTTTGGCAACTCCCCACGCAGTGGCAAGGCTGGCAATAACTCCACCAATCGTCAATATCAGGCGATAATCATCCATAAAAAACCTCTTAGAGGATGCCTTTTTCCTTCAAAATAAAAGCACCCGCGCCTGCAATTATGCCAGTCAATACAACCCAGAAATTATCAATAAGAATCCCAACGCCTACAACGCCAAGACCTAACGCCGCATACGTTGATGGTTCACGCATACGATCTGCAATCCATTTTGTCATGGAATACTCCTAATAATATTGTCGAACTTGTGGACGGAACGTAGGTTCGTCTTCTTGCTCGTCACTGTCAAGGCGAAGAAAGCCTCCTTTACGGTATCTGATAAGTGCCATGGACATACTATCGCAGTAATCGTCATGTTCTCCATTTGGAAACGCTGCACACTCGTCAATAACCTCTTCCGAGAACTTTCTTTCGGGAGCCCACACCTTTCCAGACTCGAATATAGGAGCCACCATGTGCATCCGGGTATGCTTGTCTCTACCTTTTGAAGGCGTGTAGTTAACAACGGGAATACCTATCGTCCGCAATTCATCTGTAAGAGGTGTTCCACTGGCTTTTGCCTCGATCAACACCATGTCGGGCTCCCAGTAGTTGTATTCCTCTAGAGCATTTGTTTTCAGTTCGGGAAAGTCCCAGCGTCCACGCTTGGCGTCCATGAGAATCAAATTGTCTGGTCCACCTTCTTCCGGCTGAAACACACCCCACGTGGTGATAGCCGAGTAGTCCGCTGTTTCTTTCTTCGAGAACGCTGTGTCGTAACTCTGCATGATGTAGCTGACGGGAGGTATGGAATCCTTTTCCCACGTGTTCCACCATTCCTTCTTGATGATGGCTCCTTCTTCCGCTGTAGGATTCTGTTGCCACTGTGCATTCCACTTTCCCAAGGACAGTGAAGCCTTGACCCTTAACAACTCATCCTTTTTCCAGAACTCTGGCCACAGCACATTGTCACTCGGGAGTATGGCGGGAAACTCCACAACATCCCACTGGTCGGACATTACGTCCGAAGCCTGTGCCTTGATCAGCTTGCCCGTCAAATCTTTCAACGACCACCGCGTCATAACCACCACAATGGAACCACCAGGCTGGAGTCTCTGACGAGGACCTGACGTATACCACTCATACGCATTTTCCATTGCTGTCTCGGACAACGCATCCTGTTCCGAGTGCGGGTCATCAATAATCAGCAAATCCGCACCACGGCCAGTGATGGCACCGCCCACACCCGCAGCGAAATATTCACCCCCCTGGCCCGTTTCCCAACGACCCGCAGCTTTTGAATCAGCACGCAAATCCACATCGGGAAAAATTTCCCTGTAGATATCCAGTTCCATAAGGTTCCTGACCTTACGACCAAACCTTACCGCCAGTTCTGCGGTATGCGTTGTCTGGATGATCTTGAGTTCAGGATTCTTGCCAATCAACCATGCGGGTAGCATGTAACTCGCAAACTCAGACTTGGTATGTCGAGGGGGCATGTTGACAATGATCCGTGAACCGGGGTTCACCGCCAACTTTTCAAACTGCTTCGCTACCTGCTTGTGATGGTTCCCTTCAATAAAACCATCATACACATGCTTCACAAACGTCATAAAATCGTTCTGCGCTCTTTCTCGAACCGACAATGTTTGCTTGGCCTGTTCCAAAGCCAAGATTTCACGCATTACCTCATCAGACGCATTTAGCACGTTTCCACTCCAGATACTCTGCCGCCTCCTGTACATTTGCAAAGCACACAAGAAACGCGGTTTCAGATGTGGCAAGTGGATCCACCACTGCCGTTATTGTTTCACCATATTTTTGCTGACCATGCCCTAAACGATTCGCATAGTCATCTTCTGTTTTATATCCTTTTGCCCTCGCTGCCCAATACACACGATTTGTCCACTCATCCTCAGACTGTGCCAACGCCCAGTGATGCCTGTGACCAGAGATATATAACGAAGCTTCCTGCGTAAACTTCGCCCTCTTAATCTGTGCGTGGAGAGGGTTCCACTGACTATGACCCGGCATATCATGTGCCGCCCATACCCTTAACGGACGACCCTTGGGAAAACGAAACTCCAATCGAGCCTGCCAGTCCGTGGTCAATGTGCCGGGAACCTTGAGCCACTCTATCGGATCAACGTCATTCTCCAGCCACATATCATGATTGCCCTTGATCAGCAGACACCAATCCGTCGCCGTCAACAACCATTGCACCAACTGCCACGCCTGCTTTGCAGAAGTTTCCTGAGAAGCCCACAAACGTGAAAGACGACCTACCCAGTTGTTACTCGCATCGCCCAATGACGCAGCATACATACCCTCCGTATTATTTATAGTATCTAAATCCTCACGCAACCTTGGCCAGTTACATCCGTTATCGTCCACATGCGGATCCCCCAAGAAGCTTATTGCCAGGGGACCCTCTCGATGGAACGTCACAGGTAACCACTCACGTTGCTCCAATGACCGTTGACGTTTTTCAAATCGTTCCGTTACGTGATCAACAAGATCCTCAACATCCATATCAGGAGACTCTAGGGCCGGAACCGAAAATTCATCCCCCCTGTCCCATGGAACCACATAGCCTTCACTTTCAGCTTTGCGGAGTCGTCTGTAATAAGATCGGGGGGTAATTCCCAAGCTAATTATTGCTTCCTTTACGATGGAAGGTTCGTTTGAGTTTCGATTTCCATAATCATTGGGGCTCGGATAACCCTCATTATGAAGCTTCTCTAAAGTTTTCTTTAACTCTTTAACGGGATTCTCTGAGTCAACAGTCATACTATTTTCCCAAATTGTTAACGGAAGTATATAATATACTAATAACATTAAAGGAAAATGACACATGGCAGATGTCATAAACATGGAACCACCGTCCAGGGGACCCGAAGAACTCGAATGTCTCCAGTGCGGAAGTAATTCTTTCTATGTGTTCCCAGATTCAGTGATTACCTGCTGTTCATGCAAGTATATTATGAAGATCAATATGTTCGGAACACTGTACCTGGTTCCAGAGGATGAAGAATAGCCACGATTATTTGTTCAAAACACTATGTTCATCTGGCGCTGAACAAAGGCGGGGCCCGCCCGACGAGGGCTGGGGGTCGATGGGGTTGCCGACTTTTTCGGCAACCCCTCGGAACCTTATTTGATCATTGGCTCTATAATGTTTTCCTGAATAGCCCGAATTGTTTTCTCTTCCGCCTCATACTCACCGCAAACGGGACACCAGATCTCTTTACGACTAGGCGTATTTTCTAACCGCTCTGACCATTCAATAATCTTCTCAGCATACTTTTCTTTATCAACACTGCTGGTCGCAAAAAGTAGCTCATTTTCATAATGCCAGATCATTTTTTTAACGGCTTGTCTTGCGTTAGGTTGCATTGTCTTTCTCTCTTTCTGTAAAGTTTGGGCGGAGCGTTATACTCCGCCCATGTTTGGCTAATTTTTAGCAAAGCTTACTGCGCTCGCACATTCTACTCTAGGCGTTTTGCACGATTCAATTTCTTCGAGCGTTGCGCCATGGTCTAACGCTAACTGTTTTAATTTAGCTACGTCTACTCCGCCACCTTTGTGAGCGGCTTTGATAGTCATAGTAAAATCTTTCCCAAAGTGATTACCCTTGCCCAATTCGCGAAGCGCACCCCTTTGGTCATTGATTTCTTTGGCAGTTGCCAAGATAGGTCCAGCGAAATCTATGAACGTAGCTTTGCTGGTAAACTTTTGGTCACCTATAATTATCGTTTTCATTGTCTTTCTCTCTTTCTGTTTGTTGTTATTAACTAACCTCAAGAGGTTAGCATGTAACATGGTATACAGTCAAGCGGTTCAATGCATTTTATTGAAATTAATTTAGAGAGAGCGGAGCGAGAGAGAACGGAGCAGGGCAGGCCCGGATCTACTATATTCTTATACTACCAAGCACGGCCCAGGGCTCGAGCCCTGGAGTAAGCCAGGCAATCCCGACCCGACCCGACCCCGACTGGGCATAAAAAAAGAGCGACCCGAAGGTCGCCCGAGTTGAGAGAAAGTTTGCCCGACTACATTAGACCCATTTTTTGGTGTCTAAATTTTGTGCCATGCTTTCGGGGTAGTCCGCCTTGAGATCGGCAACGCTATCGTAGACTTCACGACCAACATAAACCAGACCACCGCCCTCGCACTCTTGGCATTTCTGGTCAGTGATATCGACCCATGGACCATTGGCATCAACGCCATGCCGAAGGTTTTCGATTTCTCCAAAACCCTCGCACTCCGCACATTCTATGTGAATATCGAATTCCATTATCTTTCTACCTCCTGGGATATCATGGTATCTTCTCCATAACCGCATTCTTTAGAATGCTCAACCATTTCTGCCAATCGTTGGAGGGCAACGACTATATTCCTTTCCGATGTAACATCACGTTTAAGAAGAGATATTACATCACCAAGATAGTTCTGAAGAAAGAAGCTTTCTTTGGTCATGACATCCATATGCTCGGCTAAGTCGCCCAATGTTTTAATCTTTTCTGATCTCATTTTGCTAACTCCGATTAGTTGTTGACTATGGGATATTATGGTAATACTATGTGATAGTCAACAACAAAAGGAGAAATTGACATGGCTAAAAATCCACTAGGAAAAGGTCGCGACATTGAAAACCCATATGCAACGTTCGAGGCTCACCATCCAGATCTCGGGCATTGGGAGATTCGGGTTTTGAAAACCTATAAGATTCCCAAAAACGAAAAGGAACATACCACGTGGTACACGGTCGGAAAATCTGATGCGACATATGGGTCGTGGGAATACGGAGATATGTATAAGTCCGAAATTCTTCGGATGCGATTAACCTACGCCTCGCCGGAATTCATAGAGGCGTATCGAGATGACCCGCATATTTCCATCGCGGCATAACATATGAGGGGGGACATTAGTCCCCCCTCTTTTTTTGTGCCATACTGGTCCCATGACAGATTTCACAATAGATGATCACGGATCAATCGTGCTGCTGCACCCGGTGACTGACCAGGCTCGAGCCTGGATCCAGGATAACTTAGGCGATGGCCTGACTATCTTAGCCGGCGCGATTGCCGTAGATAAACAATACATCGACCTTATACTAGTGGGCCTGTTCAGGGACGATCTGACTTGGGAAACCCCGACCCCGACCCTCCACTAGACCCGACCGCGAATAAAAAAGGGGAGACCCGAAGGCCTCCCCAGTCAACACCCGATTTATTAAGACCGCGAATCGGGACGCGGTAGCAGTTATTCCTCCCGATTATTGAACTCGGAAAACGAACCACAACCCTCATAACCTTCGTGAACATATCCGCCCTCAAAATCAAGGTCTGGCCACTTATCCCACAGCGCGGTAATCACCTCGCGGGGAGTGTCCCACGCGGTTTCAAACCGATAGGTCGCTTGCTTCATGTTCATGCTTTCGTAGTCTTCAATTTCGACTTCACCCTCATCGCATCGGGCGTTCCATTTAGTCCCCCAATTTTCGCTTTGCCAATCATACCAGTTTGGTATGCCCTCTCTGGCACAACGCTCCTTATCTTCTTGTGACAGGTTATCGCGGAACATATTTTCGGGAGGCGGGATTACCTTTTCAAAATCCATCACCTCACCCATATGCGCGACGAATTTATCCACGGACTCCGGTTTGCCGACGACGTTTAGAATGTTGCTTGTCCAATTAGGCATCACGCCACCTCCTTTCGGGCGCGTTGCGTTGCGAGTAGCTCATCAAGCGGACCTTCCATCTCAATGCAATGGTCGCGAACTTCTCCAGACCAATCAACGGACAAAACCGTCACGTGAAGGTCGCCATCTATAGACGAAACCTTATACCAGTATTCACAATCGGAGGCGTATTCCCACGGCTTTTGATCACTAATCAAATTTACGCCTCCACCGTCAGACTTGTTCGCCGCGACGAACGAAGCCGCGAATTCGTCGGCCTCAAACCTTGGCAAGTCCCACGCGAATGCTTTCGCGTCGTTTATCCAAACAAGGCCTCCGCCTTCGTAGGCCGTACCATTGTGGACACCCCCGTTATACGGGTATCCATCGTGATGCTTGTAAACGTGGACTTCGGTGCGGGGATCGCAAAAAGTGTAAATCGCTCTAGTGGACATATTGTCCTCCTTTGTAAAAGTTGTTGACTATTGGAGTATCCCATATATAATGGATCATGTCAACAACCAATGGAGAAATCGAAATGTTAATGCACAATCTGATATTTAAGAATGACAAGGCGGGAACACTCGCCAAAATGATGGAGCATTCCAACGCGAACAAGAGAAAGCTTCCTTACGTTCAAGAAGAAACGGAAGACCAAGGGCTTTGGCTAGTGAAAGATGAGGGCATTTATTTAATGTCACCAACAGAAAAGCGTTTCAAAGAAGTCGTTTTCGCTAGAGGATACAAACCAACGAAGGAAAACCGCGACACCTTATGGGACAAGACCCACGCGGTAAGCGGTGATGACTTTGCGGAATTTGTTCGCCTTAACCCCAACATGGTTCGCAGAGTGCTAAACGGGGGAAACATCACTATCGAATTGAACGAAACGGAGATGGCGGTGACGGCATGAGAAACCATGATCCAAACTACGGCGACAACACAGTCTGCGATGTTTGCCACGATGTTTTTGATGTTCGCAATACACCGCACGAAACAATCGGCAATAAATGGATTTGCAATAGTTGTTTTGAATACTACAACGAAGAGGAGTTAAGAGAGCGCGTGGGAGGTTAATTGACATCTGGGAGACCAGCTTATCTGAAATTGTAAAAGACGGGGAAGAATAATGGAAAGAATTGTAGTATTAGACGACGACGGAACTTTTTGTAGTCTTGAGAATGCTAAAATCTGGACGATTACAGAAAAGGGGGCTGGGTTGCTAAGTGAAGGCTTAGAACCTCGCCATCTTGAAAAACATCACATTCTTGATATTCAATACGTGACTGGTAATTGACAACAAGGGGGACTGGCCATATGCTAGTCCCCTCATTTTGTTCACCTCCCAAGGGAGTCTCTACTCCCATACTTTACCCCGGCGGCCCGGCCCAATGACGGACCGCCGGGGTTTTTTATATCCCGACCCGACCTAGTCCCCGACCCGACCTAGTAGAATTTATCCCGACCCGACTTGACAACTCCTGGGAAATCATGGTAACTTTACAGCGTCAACAACTTTTGAAAGGTAAACACCATGAAGAAACGATTTTCTAAATTCTTTTCCGTTGATAGTCCGAAAGCTATCAAGGCGGACAAGTTCGGATATCTAAACGCCATTAATTATATGGCACCGCATACTACTGGCGGTGCTGGTAATTTATGCCCGAATTCGAGCGCGGGTTGTCGGGATCTATGTTTGGGTATGTATAGCGGACAAGCCGCAATTGTTTCCGACTTGGAAACGGGGACCAATGCTACCCGCAAGAGTCGCATTGCAAAAGCTCAATACTTTATGAATGAGCGTCCTTCGTTCATGCGGGAAATGTCCGATCATATTGAAGCGTTGGCACGTAAGGCCGAGCGCGAAAACAAAATGCTTGCGGTTCGTCCTAATGGATCAACGGACATAAGCTTCGAGTATATCAAGGGATACAACGGGCAAACATTGCCAGAACAATTCCCCGAGATTCAATTTATTGACTACACCAAAAACTTAAAGCGCATGTTAAACCCAAACAAGCCTAGCAACTATCACTTGACGTTTAGCCTATCGGAAACAAACATGCACGAAGCTATGCACGTTTTAGCTAATCGTAAAAACGTGGCGGTTGTTTTTGGTGATGGTATGCCCAAAACATTTATGGGGCATAAAGTGATCAGCGGTCTAGAGCATGACTTGAGACACCTAGATCCATCGCCAGTTATCGTTGGTCTAGAGCCCAAGGGATCCAAGGCCAAAAATGATACAAGCGGTTTTGTAGTTAGACGCGCCGGTTGTTGACACTCCAAAATGGGCTCGAGCTGAAGTCGGGCCCTAGGCGCGTCCGGTCCGGGGAACTCCACCCCGGACCATCGACCCTGGTAGAGTTTCCTTTCCTCTACCAGGGTCACTTATACTCCAGGGCCCGGCCACGATTCTTTGACTCCCGACCCCGACCCGACCTTCTTGGACCGAGAGCCCCGACCCGACCCCGACCCGACCTGCCCCCCGACCCGACTTCGAGCAACCTCGAGCATCCCGGTTACGATCCCCGACTCACTGTCACCGGACCAGAGTGGCTTGACTCCCGACCCCGACCCAGTGTCCACTCCCCGAAGTCCCGACTTCACTAACTCCCGACCATGAACCCCGTCAAACAAATATAGGTGGGGGGAAGAGAGGGGGTGTAGTAAGTAGAAACTTACGCCTCCCGATTTACAATAGGCGTAATTCCAAGCAATTTGCTGGGCGGATATATTTATTGCGTTAGTTTTAGTTATTTTAAGTTCTACCCAAAAAGGGATAGACTCCGCGCATACGTGAACGTCTGGAACTCCGCCCCCATAGCGGTTTTCAATCCGAGTGGTGTTCCAATGTGGGGGTATTTTTGACTTGATCCTGTTCCACAGAAGCGTCTCTGGTTTTTGGCTCATTGATAACCTCATATTCAGCATCCACGAAAGCATGTGGATGGGACTTTCTAAGTTCTTCAAGCCTAGATTCTATCTCTTGTCGGCTCATGTTTTCGATAGCGTGATAATGATTTGTTTCTCGCCTGTCTGTTGTGAGACCGCCCAAAGCGGATCTTGTTTTCTCCGCATTGATGGCTGCTGAAAACTGGCCTGCCTCTTCCGCGTTCATGGACAATTCCCGGAGACGTTTAAGCTGACCCATAAGAGTAACGCCATAACGCTTCTCTCTATCTTCTCTAAGTTCGGTTATGTAGTCAGAAACGTGCGGGAACAAACTGGGGTCTAAAAGTTTATGAGCTTGGATTCGAGCGTTGCCATCTTTATCGGCATACCCTGCCAATCTCGCACATTCTGCATTGGAATGAGTTCCATCAACAAAATGACGGGCAAATTCTTTTTGCCTATTCGTCAGCTTGCGACCATGGGCCTCTTCAATCTCGTCAGCTTTGTTATCAATACGTTTTCTCATACTCCCTATATACCAGCATTTTCAAATTTGAAAACCTACATATGCAATATCAGATCCAACAACGGTTAGAAGAGTGTAACGAAACATATCTTTTTGTAACGATGTGTAACGAGTAGTGTAACGAGTAGAATATAACTATTTCAGTAGTTTAAGTGCTGTTTTCAGACACTGGTTACACTTTTACACTTTTTTTTGTCTAAAATTTTATTTTCAAACTGTTATTTTCAAATTAGCCGTATATAGGTGACGAGTGTTATTTCTTTAAAACAATGTCCTCGAACAGTCGTCCGTTCATCCTTTTCCCAAACTCTTCGTTTGCTCGTTTTAGCTCTTGATAATGTGAGCCATCATTCCGCCACATTTTCCTTGGTGCGTGGTGAGCTTTCCGTTTGTAACCGTTTGGATGTTTAATTTGATATTCCCATGCCATTTGACAATCTCCCATGTTTCATGCTATTGTGATCTCTCATCAAAGAAAGGAGAAATCTGATGATTACTAAATTCGATAAAAACTCTTTAGACCATGTTCGCTCTGAGGTGGACAAAGTTCTTTCAACGCTGGGCAAGGATCTTGGTGTTGATTTTGAGCTTAAAAACATTCGGTATCAGGATAACATGTTTAGTGTAAAACTTGAAGGTTCGATTGCAGGTTTTGATACCCGAGCCAATGATTGGGATCGGTATTACTGGAAATTTGATCTCAAAAAAGAATGGCTTCACAAGACCTTTCAGCATAATGGCGAGACTTACAAGGTTGTTGGTCTACGTCCCAAGGCTCGTAAGCAGACCGTTTTGGTTGAGAGGGATGGCGAGACTTTCCAGATTAGCCATACTCTTATCCAGATGAAGTTTGAGCCATCTTGGGCTGGAAGCAATCGTCAGTATAATTGCGACACGGGAGAGGTGGCATGAGAAACCAAGTCATTTCACTATACGACTACACGGGCGAAGCACTTCGCCCGTGGGCAGAGGCTGGATATGAGTGTTTCGCGTATGACATCCAGCATGACGGTGAGCGGACGGAAGGCAACATCACCTACGTCCACGCTGACCTTTACAACACGGACACTCTTCTTGAGATCATTGCCCGACACGAGAGTAAGGCATGTTTCATGTCCGCGTTCCCGCCTTGCACGGATCTAGCGGTCAGTGGTTCGAGGTGGTGGAAGAAAAAAGCGGAAGCCAACCCACACTTTCAGACGGAAGCCTCACTTCATGTTCAGAGGTGCGAACTTGTGGGGAGATCGTTGGGTTGTCCTTTCTACATTGAGAATCCCATCGGTGCCTTGACGCGGTTGTGGCGGAAGTTTGATCACACATTCAACCCATGCGATTTCGGGGGATATCTGCCAGAGGATGATGTGCATCCGAGATATCCAGAGGTCATTCCGCCAAGGGATGCCTATCGGAAGAAGACCTGTCTCTGGACGGGGGGTGGTTTCAATATGCCACGACCCAATGCCGTGGCACATGAGACATTGACCTACGAAAGGAAAGACCCCAAAAAGGGGAAAGCCTTCTCTCCCGTGCATGGCAAGACGGGGGGTAAATCTTTGCGAACCAAAAACATTCGTTCCGCAACTCCGAGAGGGTTCGCCAAGGCGGTGTTCTTGGCGAATGCCGACCACACATGGGTTAACACAGAGGAGTCCGTGTTGGGCGGTGTTCGGGATTATGGAAACGGTGTAATTGTGAAGGGATACATACAATGAGCAAATTGACAGATTCGATGACGGGAGAAGAAATCAGAGAAGCCTTCAAGCGGACGGGTGCTATATGCCCCGTCTGCCATGGCAATGGTTATGTGGCAGTGGACGTAAACGATGCGGGAGATGGTCCCGCATACGATGACTGCTGGGTCTGCAACAATGAGGGGGAGTTCAAGAAATGAGTATCTGGAAGTTTTTTAAGTTCGGAACGCAACAGGATTCTGTGGACGAAACCGAAAACCAAGTGGGGATAGAGAAACCCCAGAAGATGAAACCTGTTCCGAAATGGACAAGGGCGGGTAGGGGAGGAAAAGAGATCTGGTGTCCTGTCTGCGGTGGGTCAACGATTGTTCACCACTTTTCGTGGTATTCTCTGGTCTGTCCTCATTGCAGAGAAACCGTAGATAAGTATAGTTGGCTGGTGGTCGATGAAAACTAAGAAAAGGAAAAAGAAGATGGGAGTCGAATTTTACATACTGATAGCCGTGGGTAGTCTCTTGGTAGGACTGTTCTCGGGCTAGTGTTAAAGGTATTGGATCTATTTTCCGGGATCGGTGGTTTTTCGAGAGGGCTCGAGGCCACCGGTTTTTTTGAAACGGTCTGTTTCGTGGAGAACGAGCCGTATTGTCAGGCGGTTCTGAAACACCATTGGCCCGGAGTCCCGATTCTAGGAGATATAAAAAATGTCAAAGAACCCGACCTCCCGACCCGACCCGATGTTATTTGCGGAGGATTTCCTTGTCAGCCATTTTCCCAGGCGGGAAATCAGCAAGCCCAGGATGACCCCCGACATCTCTGGCCAGAAATGTTTAGGCTTATCCGGGAATGCAGGCCCACTTGGATTGTTGGAGAAAACGTTGCTGGGCTCATTAGATTGGGCTTGGACGAAGTACTCTCTGACTTGGCAAACGAAGGCTACGCCACAAGGACGTTTAATATTCCAGCTTGCGCGGTTGGCGCCCCGCACCTCAGACAGCGACTCTGGATTGTTGCACACTCCGACAGCGAAAGCGGACCAGACAAGCCCCTCGATGGAGGAGAGGGGGCAAGGCAACTGGGTTTCGAGTTTGTGGCCGACACCGAGAGTGTCCATGGCGAATGGTCCGTCCGCAAAGGAGATTCGGGAGGGAAACCCGAAAAAAAGGCTGGAGGTAGAGGTGGAGTTGTGGGCAACACCCAACACGATGGATTACCTTCCAGCGAGGGACGCGGAAGATTGCTCGACAAATCAGAAGAACAGGGAAGGCAGAAAGAGATCGGGAAATCTAAGGGAGCAAGTGGTTCATCCCGAGATGTGGCCGACACCCAACGCAAGGGAGAAAGGCGGCGGGGAGTATCAGGATCCGGAGAAAATAAAAGCGAGAATGGAAAAGGGTCATCAGACAAATTTAGGGGATGCCGTGAAGCTGTGGCCGACCCCGACTACTCAAGAAATCGAACATCCCGACGCAGAGCTAACCGAGACGGGAAGAAGATTGACGAAGGACAGGCAGAACAGCCACAGTCTCAACTTGGCAGACACAGTAAATGCATCACACCCGAAGAGTGGTGGGAAGTTGAACCCCCAGTGGGTCGCCTGGTTGATGGGCTACCCAACCGAGTACCTCAACTCCGTGCATTGGGAAACTCCATCATCCCGCAGATCGCGCAAAAAATCGGAGAAGCAATAAGGGAGACGCATAATGAGACTAACGGAACAGATAGCCAAGATGGTTAAGGTAGCTCAACAAGCACAAGATCCTGACTTCAAGCGTATCTGGATGAATAAGATTAACTACTTGGTCAGAAAGAACTTAGAAAGGGACGGAAAGAAATGAAAAAACTTTTAATGGCGGGGGCTTTCTTGGTGGGGCTTACCGGAGTAGCTCATGCCGATGAACACCAATGCCTAGCGGAAGCCATGTATTACGAAGCTCGAGATCAAGGAAGTCTGGGGATGTTGGCAGTGGGGATTGTCATACAGAACCGAGTAGATCACCCTAGATATCCAGATACAATATGCGAAGTGGTGAGACAAGGTCGATACTGGAAGGGCAATCCTGTTCGAGATAAGTGTCAGTTTAGTTACTGGTGTGATGGTCGCCCCGAAAGACCAGCAGAAAAAGAAGTTTGGAAGAATGCTCAAAGCATCGCTTACACTCTTCTGTCAACCAATGTAGACATTGATGGTTTAGAAGATGCTACTCACTACCATGCAGATTGGGTGAGCCCCACTTGGGCCAGTGTCCTTGAGCCGTGTTTCAAGATAGGACAACACATATTTTATGCGGAGAAATAGATAATGCGAAAAAAGATGCCTAACCGACGACCATCCATCACCCGCGTTCTGGAAACCATGACGGATCGGTATTACATCAGCTTCGGGATTGACCTTGAAGACATGAAAGCACGAGAGGTTTTTATCAGGGGATCAAAGATAGGGAGCGATATGGATTTGTTGCTCGATGATGCTTCTTTAATTCTGTCTCTGGCGCTACAACACGATCTTCCCTTGGATCAGTTGATGCACAGCTTGAACTCTGGCAGAGAAGATGAAAGCAAGTCGGTGTTGGCGGGAGCGATAAAAATTATGAACGAAGAGATGGCGCAGCTGCAATGAGAAAATCAAGCCACGTATACGAAGCTCCGACTCGAAAGAAAAGAAAGAAGAAACCTTATCCGCTACACCACAGAAAAAGTTTAGGTCCTAAATCTTCTTGGAGGGGGTGTCTGAAGAAACGGAGAGGCCAGGGATAGATTCCCCTGTTAATTGACAGTCAAAAAGCCCCCCTGTAATAGAAGTTCCTTCCGGAAAAAGAGAAGCTGACCAAGACTTTAGTGTGAAACTATTCTCATTAATATGTTTTTTGCAGCTTTCTTCTGTCTTAAACCGTAACTTTGAACCTTTATATTCGTCTACGGTAATGACAACGGGCCCGGGAAGTCCAAGAACTCCTATGAGTACGACTATTACATAGAGCATTTGTTTTTCTCCATTTTAATGGCATCCAACTCATAACCCATAGCATGTAAAAGACTTTCGATCTTGTAAATTGACGGCTCGAGAATCTTGCATCTTTCGTAGTTCTCAATTGTGCTGGAGCCGACACCAGATAAAGCAGAGAGTTCTGTCCGTGTCAGACCAGACTCTCTCCTTATGTCAGATAGTATTTCAGACCAGTGTTCTCTCGGCTCTAGCATTCATTCCTTATTAGTGCCGGGGCATATCAGATGGATCTAAATCCTCCAAAATATCTTCGTAAGAAGAGTCGCTGTCCCCAGCCATAATCCCTATCGTTACAGTCATAAGTCTACTCATTAAATGCATCACTTTCGGCAATCCCATTTCCGCTGCGCCTGATTCTATGGCTACTCTAAACAAAACCACGGATCTTGATGAAGGCGATAAGGAGGTATTTTCTAAGGTCACCTCTGAAACCTGGCGGTAGAAACTGTCTAAATCTCCACTCATGCGCTTGATCCCTCCCCATAAGTTAGGCGAAGTTCAGCGTCCGTGGGTGCATTTTGCGCTACTTCTACCAAAAAAGCAATCTGCTGGGCGGGTGACCGCTGATTCTTCTCCGCTAGTGTCAAAAGTTTTTCCCAAGCAGGGATCGGAACAGCAACACTTTTGTATCTTTTAATGTCAGGCATCTATTATATCCTTTAAATGGTTAAGTTGTTGTCTGGTTTCGTTGAAAATATCTAGATAGTAGGGGTCACATGTCGTTATGACTGCTTCAATAATCTCCTTATCATTGAACCCCAAGGTCATCATCTCGCCTCTAAACATAGAGAGGAGACGTTCTGCACCCAGTTTGTAAGACTTGTCTGGTTTCATTTTGCCAGCATCTTCTTTCTCCTAGGTTAACCATTGTTTAAGTTCCTCGCCCAGCACCGTGCTAGCGATATCCATTTTGTTCCGAAGAGCTTTGACAATCTTCTCATCAATTGTCTTCTCCGAAATAAAATCAATGTAAGTAACGTGATCTGTTTGACCGATGCGGTGCGCTCGATCTTCCGACTGCATACGAACAGCCAGATCAAAGCTGTTAGCAAAATAGATAACGGTTGTTGCCGCAGTCAGAGTAATTCCGTAACCGCCTGTCTGTGGATTGCCTATGAAGAATCGAGCATCACCATTT